GGTTCTTGACGCTAACGGGGAGATCATTCAGGCACCCACACCAGCGGAACTTAAGATTCAGGATGAAGCAGTTAGATTTGCAGCCGATAAACTTGGCTTGAGTGTTGCTGAATTACAGGCAGTATCATGGGTATATGAAATCGGACTCTGGAAAGACCTCGGAGCAAAAATCGGATACTACAAGCACTCCGATGGAACAGCCAAGCTCCTCAAAGAGCGAGGCATTCAGCGCAGAGAAGTTATACCAGACAGTCGAGCGATTGAGGAAAGAAGGCAGACTGCCCTCAGTCGAGCAAACGCTCTCAGTGATGGACGAGACACGCAGCAAGTTTTACCCGAAGAAGTAAGGGCTTCGACTAGGGGTCTTACAAGATCCATTATAGATACTGATGATAAGATCCTTTACCACTACAATAACATAGGAAGAAAATTTGGTCGTGGCGAGTTGGTTGGCAAGACAGCAAGGGAAGCACTTTTATATATAATTTCAAAAGAAGAGGAGAATAGGAGCAAACCGAATCGGCTATCATTCCTGTCTCGATCTGGATCTGGCGTAAATATCGATTTCAAGAAATGGAATAAGCAGTACGAGAGAACTCTTTCCATAGCAAAAATGCTTTCTCGATCTGAGTTCGATAACTTGGATTCTGATAAGATGAGAAGCGGGAGTCTCGGGGACAGGGCTTACAGGAGCGGAATGGGTTATATTGGGATCGGTTACAATGGAATAAATCTTGGGTTGCTTGTGCATGAGGTAGCCCACACAATTACGGCAGATCAGATTGGCAAATATACAAAGCGTTACGGGGGATCATACGCAAATCAGATAAAGGCAGCACTTGAAAGTAGTGACACACCAGAACCAATCAAGAGAATCATTAGACTGTACAAAAGCACACTTAGTCAGCTCAATCTAAATGATCAGTATCTTGAAGGGGTAAAATATAAAAGAGATCCAAATCCAGTGTATGTCAGTATGGCTGTATCCAGAAGCAGCCAGAGAGCAAGGAGCGACTTAGATCTTCCAAGTGGACTAAAGATTTCCCTTACCCTTAGTAGCACTGACGGGCGAAGCAACACTGCCTTAAAGAAGGCGATCCTCAAAAATCACAGGGAATTGTTCCCGAATATGAGGTCTATGGATGTAACGAAGAGCTTGTACGACCTTGGCGATGTTGCGTTTTACATTCCAGAAAACGTAAATCTTGAGTCTGCCATGACTTCGATAATCGGTGGAGATGTAGAACTCCAGACAGGAGTCTTTAATCGTGTTAAGGAGGCAATGCTTAATGGGGGAGGGTTTGCAATATCCAGTAGTAAACTAGCCGAGATAGAGGTTGGTGGTGGTCGTGGAAAAATTAATCCGATCAGTAATAGCAACCCAGATAGAACTACTCGTGCTGGAGGAGACTATGCCTTTGGGAATCTGGACGAGTTTATTGCTGAAGCATTCTCAAATGGATCATTTCAAGATGTATTGGAAACCCTAGATGGCGATCAAAAGAGCAGCTTATGGAGGGATCTTGTCGAGGCCATCGCAAACTTACTTGGCATAACTGACACAACAATGATGTTTAGCATAATGGATGCCACATTTGAAATAGGTGAGTTGTCCAACTGGAAGGCTGCAAACATTGTCGATGTATCGGATGTGCAAGCCTCGACACGGGGCGAGCAAGCCAGACAGATGCTAGAACCCGTCATCTCGTTTGGCCGTCAACAGCTCCGCACTGGCGGTGCCTTGCCTTACGACATCTTCCGCATGACCGAGCAACGTGGATTCAACGTCAACGAGAAGATGCTTCGGGCGCAGAACGCAGTCTCAGATATCGAGGCAGCGGTGAAGCGTTCCTACGGCAAGTCACTCGACCAGCTCCCCGAGGTAGAGATCGCTAGAATTAACGAGGGTCTACAGAATCCATTGGCTAGGGCTAAACTCCCAACCGATGTTGCCTCTGCCGTTGGCAACGCCCGCAACCTGATCGACAGCCTGACCCAAGACCTACTCCGATCTGGTGCAATCTCCGAAGATCTCAAGCCCGTCCTCGAGGCGAACAAAGGTGTCTACCTAAACCGCAGCTACGAGAAGTGGGAGAACCCAAACTACAAGAACCCTTTCAACACCCTGCCGAAGCAGGTGCAGAACAAGCTCGTTACCACTGTCACATCCTATCTCCACAACAAGTACGCAAATGCGTATGCCAAGGAACAAAGCCTTGCCCGTGGTGAGGTAGCGATCAACCCTGACTCGGCAACCTATCAGGCCGACTATCAGGCTGGCCTAGCCAAGGCTCGCAGTGGTGGCGTAACGAAGGCCGAGGTTGACGGTCAGATCGAATACCTTGCCTCGCCTGAAACCGACAGCCCCTTTGGCCAGATCGGCAGCGGGCTGACCAAGGATCTGTCCATCATCACTGCTAGAAAGAATATCCCCGAGGAGATCCGCATGCTGTGGGGTGAGATCAAAGATCCTCGGGTGAACTTCCTTAAGTCTGTCCAGAAGATGTCTGGGTTCCTCGAGGCTCACAACATGCTCAAGGGAATGCGTGACGCTGGAATGAACAAGATCTTCTTCACGACTCCACGGACTGGGTTCACGACCAAGCTGGTATCGGACGGAAGCAGGACTGCCAGCCCGCTCAACATGTTCATCGATGGCATGAGCAACGATGTCTACACCAGCGAGGAGATCTCCACCGCACTTCGCAATACCTTTGGTGGTCGTGCCAAGGCTCAGGACTTCTTGGGCAAGATGGGCGAGCTTTACCTCAAGGCCAACGGGTTCTCCAAGTTCGCCAAGACTGTGCTGTCCGTGCAGACGCAGGTCAGGAACTTACTCGGCAACGGGTCGTTCCTAGTCGCCAACGGATACATCTTCTCGCCAGACGGGATCACGGCACTCAACAAGCTCAGGACGCTGGCACTTCCTTCCGCTGGTACCCAGCTCGGGATTAACAAGAGCAAAGAGTTCCGTGACTACAACGCCAAGCTGACTCGGCTGGGCATCCTCGGGCAAAGCGTATTCGCAAACGAAATGGAGTCATACTTCAAGGATGCGAACGTAAGCACAGCTGCCGACTTCCTAGACAACCATGTTACTAAAGGGCTAAAGGCTATTGGCCGTGGTGCCACCAACCTTTACCAGCTGGGTGACGCTATCCCCAAGATCGTGGCCTTCGAGGTCGAGCTGTCCAGACTAAGGAAGGCTTACCCAACCCAGCCCCTGTCCAAGCTGGAGCCTATGGCAGCTGACAAGGTTCTTAACCTCCTGCCTACCTACAGCCGTATCCCTCGCCTTGGTAACGTCCTCCGCTCCCAACCTTTCGTCGGTGCTTTTATCAGTTTCCCGCTCGAGGTGGTAAGGACTGGCTACAATCTTCTCGGCACAATCAACGACGAGCTGAGGAGCGACAACCCTGCCATCCGTCAGGCTGGTGCCTACAGGCTGGCAGGAACCATGATGGCCAGCATTGGATTCAGCGCAGTCGCAGCTGGCATCGCATCTGCGATGGGTATCGATGACGATGAGGATCAGGCAATCCGCAAGCTGGATGCACCTTGGGATAAGTATGCTACCAAGCTGTACCTTGGCCGTGACGATAAGGGTAACGTCAATCAGGTCAACCTGTCCTACGTCGATCCGTACAACTACTTCCGTGACCCGATCATTGCCCTTATGAAGATGGACGGAACTTGGGATCAGAAGCTACTGGAGTCTGTGAAGACAGCCTTCCAGCCCCTGTACGGTGAGCAGATCCTAGCCAGCAAGATCCTTGATATCTCACGCAACACCAAAGGAACTACGGGTGGCAGGGTCTACAACCCAGAGGCAGACCTAGCCTCGAGGGCAGCTGCCGTATCTGCCCACATGTTTGATGCCTTCAATATCGGAACCGTTGTTTCATCCGTCAGGGTCTACAGGGGTCTTACTGGTCAGGTGACCCAGACTGGCCGTGCCTACGACCCAGCCCTCGAAACGATTGCAACATTAACTGGTCAACGAGTTGTCACTTTAGATCCTCGCCAGAGCTTGGGCTTCACTGCCCGCAAGTTCAGCAACAGGCTCAACGATGCGACAGGGATCTTTACAGCTGCCTACTACGACAGGAGCAACGTGAGCAACGAGGCAAGGCTGGAAGCCTACAGGCAGATGAGAAGCTCCCGTAAGGAGATCTTCAACGAAGCGTCTGGGATCATCAGTGCAGCCATGAAGCTGGGTGTGAGCAGGGGAGAAGTGATGAGGATTCTTAAAGAGCAGGGTGTGAGCATGGACAACTCAAGGGCACTGCTGTCTGGGAATGTGGCCGTCTACAAGCCAGCCAAGAGAGAGATGAAAGGTGACGCTATTCGGTTTGGTCAGCAGGTGTACGCAGAACAATAACTGCGTTACGACCAACACGCTTGCCGAAACAAGTCTCCCCACCCCTGCGCCCAAGTGCAACGAAGTCTCCGTCTTCATCCATCTCCCCAATATAGGAATGTCTAGGGCTGGATATAAAAACGGAACGCTCCTCAAGCCCCTCCTTTTCATCAACGGAAAGGTAGCCACCGAAGTTATCGGGGATGATTTCCTGAGCAAAAGAAAGCGAACCAATGCTGAGTAATAAGATAAGTGCTAGTCTCATGGATTCAATTTACCTAAAGCTCGCAGAACTGGCAAAGAAGAGCTGTGTCATACGAAGCGGGAAGATCGCCCTTAAGATCCCCGTGATCAAATACGCCGAAAACTCGTTTATCTTTTTCCTCATAGATTCAGAGGAGCAGTGCGCCATCAACCTCAACGTGAAGCTATATGATTTCTTTACATCTAGAGGCATCTGGCCAGATTTAGAGGGCGGGTACTTCATTGTCTCTGAGTTAACATTGCTTCTGGAAGCCATTGATAGTGAGTACTCTGGAGAGAAGAAGTTCAACTCTTCTACAGCGCAAAGCAGTTAGAGTAAAAGTCCATTTGGGTTTATGATCAGAATGATGGAGTGTCTGCTTCTGTCTGTTACTGTTGATATTTGTCACTATTAATCACCTCTTTTTGCAGGCATCGTTAACATTAGGTTAACATTTTTAGGGGTCAGATTGGAGGTTAGCAAAATAATCACTGCAGTATCCCAATCGCATCCCGAAGGGAATCTTTGGAGATGTGAGTATACCGCTTTGTGATAGCCCAGCTGGAGTGACCAGCCAGCTGACTGATCTGTGCCATGCCAGCCTGCTTCTCTGCCATCATGGAGATAAAGGTGTGACGAAGATAATGGTGGGTCGTATTGATCCCAGCCTCCTTCATGGCGTTGGCTACCTTGGTTCCAAGGTGGTTCGCCCGAAGAGGTATAAGCCTAGCGTTGCTGACGAGATCCATCTTGGAGAAGACATCCTCGAGTACTGGGTGAAGTGGCAGCTCCTGTACTTTCGGGGAACCCTCACGGCTACCCTTTCTCCTGCGGAAGATAATCGTCTTGGAATTAAAGTCGATGTCCTCACCGTAAAGGTTCACGCAGTCCCCAACCCGTGCCCCAGCGTAAAGCCCCAACAGGATGGCTAGGAGTACAGATCCCTTGGCATGACCTATCAGCGCATCGATCTCCTCCTTCTTGAGGCACCGCCTCGGGGTCTTAGGAGTTCTCTTGAACTGGATCTCAGACCAAGGGTTCTTTGTGGCTAGGCTCCTCTTGATACCCCATGTCCACAGGCTGGAAATTAAAGCACGATAAAGCTCCTTGCTATTATCATGCAGGTGCGAGAGGCAGGTAGACATAAACTGATCACATTCATGCACCCCAATAGATGTGACCTTCTTTGCGCCCATATGCTGGCACAGTCTATCCAGCACGGCTTTCTTCTTAGTTGCCGTATACAGGGCAAGGGAAGGCTTCGACTCCCAATACTGCCCGATCATGTCTGATACGTTGGCCGAATTGTCAACGTATGGGAGGCCATGCTTGTTACACCCCTCCATCATTCGATACTTTTCGAGGACTGCTCTGGCTACCTCGTTGGGTGACCTTCCAGCTTGGAAGGTGGATACACCCGACTGCCTACCGTCAATACGGTAGTATACATACCAGAACTGCCCCCTCTTGACCAACGATGCCATTTAGCTGGACGCTTGTTTGGCGTTGTAGGTCATCGCCTGTCTCAACATGAACACCATCTTCGGCGGGTGATTGCTCTCGGTGAGGGAGCGGGACATCTCGTCGATGGCCATCACGCTTTCGATGATGATACTGTTCTCCGAACGGTCGAGTAACTTACTCATCCGCTCGGCTGCTTGTTTCATTTCCTTCGGGCATCTCAGCCCGATATTATATGCCAACGCACCACTGGCAGAACCAGTAACGCTCTTGGTTGATCTTGTTTTCATAATGACAAAATATGACAGATGACAACTGGTGTCAAATTAAAATAATTTGCAAGCAGATGTTGACATATGCTGGCAGATTGATACATATCCCCTATGAGTAATGCCAAACAGCACCGAAGCAAGTATTCTCCAGAGGAGATTTCACGAATCAGCGCACAATCTTGGTGGACGCTTCGTGATACAGCAATCTACCTAAACCGCACCTACGGATCTGTCCGTAACTGGGCTGCGAAAGTTTCTTTGAAAAGATGTCCAAACGATAAACGATTAACCTGCAAGCGTTGGGTTGATAGTGCCCTATTGGGCAAGTCATAGGACAGCATTTGTCTTACGGCAAATGTATTATTGCTAAAAACAAAAAAAGAAAGGACGGGAATATATGAAAGAAGTCGGTGGATTAAAGGCAATCGATATGAAAGGGAAGGCGTATGTGATGGTGCATACACGAGTGAGCGGTTTTCATGCGATGTATCCGAATGGTCGGATCGAGACTGAGATTATTGGAGATCCAGCCAGCCATGTCTTTATGCGGGCGAAGGTGACTCCGAATGTTGAACACCCCGAGCGTTACTTTATCGGGCACAGCCAATCCAAGTGGACTGGCATGATTGCTGGGGCAGCTGCCCTAGAAGTGGCAGAGACCTCTGCAGTGGGTCGTGCTTTGGGCTTCCTGAATATCGGGATCGAGGATGGGCTTTGCTCCTCCGAGGAACTCGACAAAGCGAAGACAGTGATCCCCCAGAAGTCAGATAACATCTTCTCTCTGGAGCGGGAGCTGGTTAAGAACAAGTCCACTGAAAGCCTTGGCGAATTGACCGAGGCATTCATAAAGATGTGTGACCAGCACCAACTGACCGATGGCGATCTTTATAAGTTTGCGAGATCTCTTAATTCTTCATCTTGTAAAAAACTTGGCATCAGCTTCCCAGCGGTGCCAGCGAAGACCGACAAGATCGATGAGCCTTTCATTGGTGTGGCTGATACCGCACTGCTCTCGGCCATCGTCAAGCACGGCAAGCTCGTGGTTGAAAGAATCAAGGGAGAGCTGAAATGACGGCAAAGTTTGGAGAATGGAAGACTACCCCATACGGTGAACCAAGGGACGTTCGTGTCTCTAAAAAGAACTGGGATTGGGCTATTAAGAACATTCATACCAAACAACCGAAGAAAACCTCTTCGGGTAAGAAGCGTCTGCCAAGCAGACGCAAGGTAAAATAGTATATCCCTTTAGTGATATGGTTTACGAAACCCAACTACTAGCAATGGAGGCAGCTGTAATGATTATTTTCTTAGTCATTGTAGCTAAAGGATTATGAGGACAGTTCAGCTATTTCTCGACGAGCCACACCAGAAGTACACGAACAAATACGGGGATATCCTGCCGTCTGTTACTTCAATAATCGGAAAGCATATAGCCATTCCCCAGCTGGTTCCTTGGGCTTTTGGGCTAGGCAAGAAAGGCAAGTGTCTTGAGAAGGATGGTGGTAAGAAGCGCAGGATCGGATCGATATTCCACTTCGGTGCCCACGGTTTCCTAGATGGATTCAAGTGTGACTTCAGCCTGTGTGCCAAGGACGAGGTCGAGTGTGCCGAGGAGATGATCGAGGGATTCAAGAAGTGGTGGTGGAAGAGCGGTCTGGATCGCATCCACTGCGAGCTTCAGCTTGCCAGTGATAAGCACGGCTTCGGTGGAACTGTAGACCTTATCGCTCGGGACAAGCAGGGGAGGCTGGTGCTGGTTGACTTCAAGACCAGCTCATCCCTGAAGCCACAGTACGAACTGCAGATGGCTGGTTACAAGATGCTCTACGAGGACTGCCACCCGTTCGACGAGGACATTGAGGCAGTGAAGTTACTTCGTATCGGGTACGAGAACGACATTGAGGAAAGAAACTTTGAGGACTTAACCCCGCAGATGGAGGCGTGGAAGGCGATCTTGCGCCTCCATTCTGCATACAAACAAATCGAAGATCGCACGAAAGGACAGAAAACATGGCCACGGAAACGCAAGTCAAAGGCATCAAGCTAAACCTGTTTGGAAACAAACGGGCAGAAGAAAACCCCAAGGCACCCAAGTTCGCCAGCCCTCGCAAGAAGGATGGAGAGAAGTGGGTGGACGAGGCGATTGAGATCCCTGCTGGCAAATACAAAGCTGCCTGCTGGGTGCGGGACGACAAGAACGGCAACAAGATGTTGTCGATCACGCTCACGGATGTGGGCGGTGCCGTCTCGGGTGGTGATATTTTTTAATCACTAACTGGGTTGCCGAGATGCCAATCAATTCTTGCGCCAAGGGTAAGCGTGGAGAAAGAGCATGGAGGGATTTCCTTCGTGCCGTTGGTATCTCGGCTAGGAGAGGTAGGCAGTACTCGGGTTCCCCAGACTCTCCCGATGTTGTGTCGGATGACGGCATGCACTGGGAGGTTAAGTGGGTTGAGAACCTGAATGTGTGGAAGGCAATCGAGCAGTCGGTCAGGGACTGCGGAGCTGGAAGGGTTCCAGCGGTAGCCTTTAAGAAAAACGGAACAGACTGGCTGGTTGCCATGAGAGCTGAGGATTTCCTTAAGATCAAGAGCAACTGCCAAGCAGACGAAACTAAAACGGAGGTTAAAGGAATATGGATAAAGCATTAACTGCAATGTTCTTAAGTGTCTGCATCAGCAACGCAGACCCGATCAAGGTCAGGTTAACAACCTATCATCGTGGTGAGGATTCATACACTCGGAGACTGAAGAGTGCCTCTGGCTACACGCTTAAGGAGGGCATCTCAGTTGCAGCTGACCCTCGGGTCTTTGGTTACGGGAACTGGATCTATATCGACGGCATTGGTACCCGTCAGGTTCACGACACGGGGTCTGCTGTGATCAGCAGGAAAGCAAGTGGTGGGAAATTCCCCGTGATCGATGTGTTCTTTCACAGCCGTAAGGATGCGGAAGCGTTCGCTAATTCCCACAAGTACGCACTGGTATACCGATGAAAGACTTCGCCATGTTTGACTCAGAGATCGAGGGTCGTGTCCTTGCAACCGCAATGTCCGATCCAGATGTTCACAAGGAAATCTGTGGCTGGTCTTCCGACCTGTTCGGCAATCCAGTCTCCAAGCAACTCCACTCTTTGATGGTCAGGCTCGGTGCCAAGGGCGCACCAGCCGATCCAGTGCTGTTGGTTGGCGAGCTAAAGAATGGTGAGCGTCAGATGATGACCCACTTCGTTGGACAGCTTGCGACCAAGGATCTTGTCCCAACTGCCAAGCACCTAGCGTCCTTCGAGGACAGGCTAGTGGAGATGGCCAGACTGCGTTCGATGTATGTTGCAGCTGAGAACTCTCTGCGACTGATTAAAGATGGGGCACCATCAGCCGAAGTGTCGGCATCGATGGAGGAGTATACCAACACAACCAGCCTCGGGAGATCCAAGGGAGTTGAGATCGGGGATGCAGCCCACTCGGTAACTCAGAAGGCAAGAGACCTTATCAGGACTGGGGCTACCTACTCTGGTCTGCCCACTGGGTACTCGGAGCTGGATCATTGTATCGGCGGGCTGACCAACGGGCACCTGATCCTACTTGCTGGGTTTACCAACATGGGCAAGTCGGCCTTCGCTATTCAGCTTTGTTACAACGCACTGAAGAACGGCAACAAGGTCGGGTATATTTCGATGGAGCTTACGGCTGGTGATATTGCCGAGCGTATGATCGCACTGTCCGAGAGGTTCAGCACGGATGAGCTGAGAACACTTGGAAGCATCACGCCAGATCAGCTGGCCACGCTGGACTCCGTTGCGAACGAGATGCGGGAACTCCCGCTGGTGGTGATGGATCGCCCGACATGGTCGGTCAACGAGATCAGGGCTGAGGCCAGAAGGCTGAAGCGTAAGGGGTGCAAGCTCCTCGTCATCGATCTACTCGGCAAGGTCAGCGTCGATACCAAGAAGCAGGACAGCAGGGCTAGGGAGCTTGAGCTTGTGGCTGTGCATACCAAGGCACTTGCCAAGGAGCTGGACATTCCGATCCTCGGTTGCGTCCAGCTGAACAGGCAGTCTGTCTACGACTCACAGGCAGAGCTTCACCATCTAAAGGACTCCAACGGACTGGCCGAGAACGCCGACGAGGTTCTCATCCTTGACCGCAGGAACCCCAAGATTAACGACTTCAAGCTATTTGTTAAGGTGAGGAAGTCTCGTCGTGGATCGAACCACTCGGACATCCCATTCAAGTTTAACCCGAAGCACCAGAGCTTCCGTTACGAGAAGCCAGACGCACTATGAAGATTGAAGTTAAAGTTCGGGGCAACTGCGAACAGTATCATTTGACTACTACCAGCTTCCTTGGAGAATGTCGCCTCGGCTCACGATGGGTTATGGGTGGAGACCTGCCCGATCTCGGATGGGATCAGCCTACAAAAGTATTGGCCGAGGAAGCGAGGAAACAGTGGCAGTCTTATATCGACGAACGTCAGATCAACAGAAGCAAATCATCTCGACGAAGGGGGACGAAGTGACCACCACTGTTTCCTCGC